AATTATATCTGAAAAAGGTATAAGAACTGCCAATGGAAAATTTAATGCTGCACTCGATAAGAGAAGAAAAAAAGAAGCTGAACTCTTTGCATCAACTAAAATAAAAGAATTGCCTCCACCTTTAACAACAGTAACACAATCATCTGGTACTAAAATAAACAATGCATCTGTAGAAAATACTCAATTACATGAAAGCTTAAATAATACCAGACCTCAAGTTATTGTTAATCAAACAACAGAAACAAATTCAAAGACTAATAGGATGGAAGATAAATCCACACCACAAGACGATAGACCTGTTTGGAAGAAAAAATAAATGGACTACTACGAAGCTAGACGAATAAGAAAACAAGGATTCACCTCTCTGTTAGCAAGAAAGTTGGCAGAAGGTGATAAGGGCATTATTCGTTCTGTTGGTGCAACTCTAAGTGAGAGATCAAAAGCCAGAATGACTGGTATAAAAGAAACATTTGATCCTTTAAACATTGCTAAATTTCTAACATTCGGTTCTAAATTAGGTCCTGCTTTATTAGGTAATTTATTAGGTAGAACTAAAACTGATATATCATATTTTACTGGTTTAAGACCTACAAGCACAAAAATTAACAGGTTAGAATCTGATGATAAAGGTCTTAATGATATGTTAGGTAAAATACTTACCTATATGCAAACTACTAATGAAGAAAATAGAAAAAATAGGCAGAAAGAAAATAATTATAAAGAAGAATTAGAACTAGAAAGATTAAAAAGACATAAAGAATTAATTGCTGCATTAACTGGTAGAAAAATTGAAAGCAAAGCCAGTTTAGTCAAAGTACAAGAACCACAAACATCATTAACTGATTCTTTATTGGGTGCATTTGGCCTTGCTGCTGGAGCAGCTACTGCTTTTAAATGGTTGGGCAAACTCGGAATGTTTTTAGCTACCAATCCTATTGTATTAGGAGCAGGTTCAGCTATTGCTTTTGGTTATGCATTGTATAAAATGCTGACTGATGAGAGGGGTTATGAAGCAAAAGATTCTGATTTAAACAGAGGGTTGGATCAAGCACAAAAAGTTGGTGGTCTTGCTGGTGTAAATGAAACGATGGAAAAAAGAGCAAAACTACCCGAATATGAAAGAACAATGGAAGATATTAAAGACTTCCAAAAATTTAATAATCAAGGTGAACCTGCCAATGATGCTCAACTTACAGGATTTGCTAACAGAGGTACTGAATCAGCCAGAGCGGTACAAGATTACAAAAAAATGCGTGATGCAGGAGAAATTCCTAAAGTTACTCCTGTGTTGGAAGGAGTTGCATCTCAAGCAGTTACAGTACCAGAGGAAGTTCCTAATGTTGCACCACCAGCAGTTGAATCTGCTCCAGCATCAGGTCAACAACTAGAAAGATCTCAATCAGATAATTTAAATTTGAAATTACAAGATAAAACTTCTCAACAACAAGATGTAATTAATACAAGAAGAATTGATAACGCAATGGTTGATCAAGTGCCTGTACCTAAAAATTTGCCTGCGGTGAGAAACTTAGAACCAACATTAGAATCTATGTTATTAGGCAACACACGAACAGTATAAAAAAACCCACCTTTCGGTGGGTTTCTTTTTGAACCTATTACTTCTTAGCAGGTTCTTTCTTTGCTTCTGCCTTAGGTGCATCTTTCTTCACTTCGGCTTTAGGTGCGTCTTTTTTAGGTGCATCTTTCTTAGCAGGATCTGCTGCAAAGGCTGATGTTGCAAAAACTGCGGTTGCGATAAGTGCAATTGCTTTCATTTACTTCTCCTTATAAAAAAAATTATTCTTCATCTGCCAACTTTGCAAAGTATGCCATGTCATCATCATCTTCCGAGATTTCAGGCATCTTTGGTTCAGTTTTTGCTTTTTCCTTGATTTGTTCTACAGTTGTTTTTGGTGCAGGTGTCTCACCGTTCAAACCAAGAACCTTATCTAGGCGTTTCTTCAATTCATCATACGATTTAAATTCTTTGTCAGAAAGTAAATCTTGTAATGAATGTTCAGATTTCCAAATCTTCTCAAGTGCTTCATCATCATCTAATAATGCAGATGCAGATTCAAATTCAGATTTGTCATAATTTTGGTAACCATCAACTTTACGAATCTTCAGTTTGAAGTTTGCACCTTTCCACAAATCAAAAGGATTAACTGCTTCCTCATCTTCGAATTGTGGGTTCATTGCTTCGGTAATTTTATCAAAGATTTTCTTACCGAATTTGAACAACTTTACCTGTCCATCATTTTCAGGATGTTTTGGATCAGATACAATATAAACGTTTGCAATATAATTTAACTTACGCTTTTGTTTACGAACAACATCTTTATTTGCTTCGATGCCAGAATTCCACAATGCTGAATTGTGTTCACAAACAGGACATTGTTGGTTTTTGGTTGTTAAACAGTTATCGATTAACCAACCACCAGGACCTTGGAATCCATGTGAGAATACTTTAATCCAAGGCAACGAATCATCACCATCAGCTGAAGGTGCAGGTAGAAAACGGATAGTGGCCATGCCATTACCTGCTTTGTCTACTTCTGGTTTCCAAAAATTATCGGATTTATCTGCGCCATCAGATGTATTGATTGCTTCGATTGCTTTGGCGAGTTTATCTAGATTGCCAGATTGGCGTTTGAGATTTGCGAAACTACTCATGGTATTTCCTTTCGTATAAACGGAGTATTAACGGTGTATAAACGACTTATCCACAAACAACTCATAATGTGGAGTATATATCCAATCACAAGTACATATTGAGAATGGATATGGTAGAAGGCCAATCAGTATGTAATATACCAATGCCTCCTGCTTCGTCCCATTGTTGAATTACACTTTGTGTATCATCAATAATGATTGAAGTTGGTGTAGCATATTTCCATTTGTGTTTCTTGCCTGGTACAAATAATGGATTAAATGTAATTCCATGTGTTTGTAGCCAAATCATTTTCTGTTTGGAAATAGCGTCATAATTTTTTTCACTTGCTGTTGAAGAAAGAATCTGTGTTGGAGCTGGAAACTTTCTAAGATAATCTACACCTTGCATTGCACCAGGCATAACATCTAATGTTGAAAATTGGCCACTCTCAATAAATTGTTCAAAGTAAGTATCAAATTTTTTATTTTTTTCTGCTTCTCTTGGATTAATTCCAAACAAAGAAACATATCTTTTATTGAAGTCGGCAATTACGCCATCCATATCCAAATAAATGTGTGTTATCTTAAGCATATTCTTTTAACAATTCTTTAGTTTGTATCATAAATGTATCATTATCATAGTTTACAAAAGGTTTATACTTCATTATCCTTCTTTTGATGTTAGGCCAAATGATATCATCAGATATTTTTTTCGACCACAATTCAATAAAATGAAATTGATTTTCCAATATCATTAATGTTTCAATTGATATTTTATTACGCATCATTTCTTGCAGCAATACTGGATAATTTCCATTTTCTACGATAAAGATTTTGTCTCTATCAAAATTTTCCAACAAATACATCATATCATTTTTAAATGTATATGTCAATGCCTGATTTCTTTTTTGCCACTTTATGTAGTTTTCTTCACCTTCTGGTCCCAAAAGATCACCAACCCAAGTAATGTCTTTTACCAGAAAATTGGCAACCAAGAAGTTCTTCAGTTCATCTAAACTATATTTTCTAGAAAGTTTATAGAATGAATATTTGTCTTTTCTGGTTGAGAAGGTTTGTTTTGATAGATTCGTTTTGCCATGGTACTTCACATAATCATAACTATCACTTGTAAAATGTAATTTCAAGGCATGAAACATGGCATATGTTACAAAGCCAGTATTATCAATCATATAGGCAATTTAGATGTTTTCTTCAATAGATTTAATTCTTGTGCTTCTTCTCTTATCTTTGCTTTGAGTGCTGATGAAATTAGTGTTGCTGCCATTTCAACCTCAAGTCCAGTTTCATTACAATGGTGGCAGATGGCATCCATGTAACCGATGCCTTCTGCTTTTGTTATGTTCTCTATCAATATACTAAAATCTTTAATCTCACTCTGCGTAGCCATCAAATGTCCCTATAAAATATATGATTACCAATTCTACTCACAACATATTTTTTATTCCAACCAGGATTAACATAGTTGGCATGATAATATAATGCTCTTGTCTTTGCAATAGTATCATGTAATACTGTTTCTGTCAACGCTCTGCGAGCAATCAATACCGATTCTTCCCATGCATAAACATCACTAACTTTTAAACCTTTTATACAAGTCCATGAAAATTGGCAAGTTGTTTTTTGATTGTATTTTGTTTTTTGGTAAACAACATCACAGACATCTTTTGGAAAATCTGGATCATTTACACGATTCATTGTAACTTGAGCCACGGCCAATTTACCCTCATACTTTTCTTTTGCAGATTCGTGGTAAATATTTTTGGCCATGCACATAACCTGTTTGTTAAAATCACCAACAACCTGTGTCTGTACAGCTTTGTTAACAACTGTCGTAGAAAATGTTGGCAATGAAAGTACGGCTATTAATAAGCCTAACAGTATAAAAATTGGTTGTAATTTTTTAATTGA